CGGGTCTACCCGAGCTTTTACGAACAAAAAAATGGGGGGTAGCCGACCAAAGCTACACCCCCGGAGATCAAACCATAATATAAATGACTATGCTTACTAATACAAGTCCGTTCTTTGATCGGAAACTAACACTCCGGGAATGTTTAACCGGTGAAAAAATATATGCACTAGATGTAGAAACTTTCTACGCCAAGGGCTACGACATGAGTAACGGGTTGGATGCATACATCAACGACCCACAATTCGAGATCACCGTCCTAGCCTTTTTTAATACTAGTTCCGGGTTCTCCGGGGACCCTAAGAATGCACCGGTCTCTGATTTAAACGATGCCATTATCTTTGCACACAATGCAGAGTTTGACCAAGCTTGTGTAGAGAGGGCAATCGAACTAGGGCAACTACCGCCGTTCAAACCAAAGCAATGGATATGCACCATGGGTATGGCCAAGTACTGCGGATTACCCGGAGCACTTGCAAAGGTAGCCGGCTTACTTCTCGGTCAAGAGATATCAAAGGAGAAGCGGGCGGAGGCCAAGGGGTGGACCAAGGAGGAATGCCTAGCTGACCAAGGTTTCGTTACCTATTGCCGGGATGATGCGAGCACCTGTTATTGGATCGCTGACGCTTTGATGTCAAGATACCCGGCTTTCGAGGAGAGAGTTGCCCGGCTCACCCGGGAGTTCAGTAAGTACGGGATTGCGTACAACAAGGACAATGCGGGCATGGCAATTGAAGCATTAGAGGGTGAGCTTGTCCGCCTACAAAACAAGATTCCATTTGAGCCATCCCTATCGCTGAAAGAATTACATAAATGGTGTGCAAAAAATAATATTTCAATACCGGAAACCACTAACGCAAAGGACCCAAGGTTTTTTAATTGGGCCCAACATGAACCGAAAGGAACCATTGTTGTATCGAACATGAGTATGGTCCGGAAGCTCCGGAAAATGATATCGACCTTGAAGAGTTTGGATATCCGGGTACGGGATGACGGCCGGGTGAGTACCCCACTAAAATATTGGGGAGCCCACACGGGTAGGTGGTCCGGATCGCAGGGTGTAAACTTCCAAGGCTTGGCAAAGAAAGAACTGATGGGTGTGAATGTCATGGGCTTTCTTGTACCGGAGAAGGACCATTGCTTTGTCAGCTTTGACTTTGCAAACATCGAGCCCCGTATTCTGTTAGCCATGGCCGGGCAGAACGATGAGCTTGAAATGATACGGAACGGGATGGATATCTATGAGGTCCATGCCCGATCAAATAATTTGTACGATGGCGAGGAACCACTATCGAGGGCCGACCCCGGTCTTCGACAAATATGTAAGGCTCGGGTGCTAGGATTGGGATATGGATGCGGACCGGCTACCTTCAAGGATGTGGCTTCATCCTTGACCGGGGGCCAACTGAAACTAACCGAGGGTGAGTCGGTAGATATCGTTAAGAACTACCGGACTCAGAACAAAGGCATAGTCAAATTGTGGGACGAGTTGGAGAAGATTGCCAAGCGTTCAGAGGGGGATCGTTTGATCCCCCTTCCCTCCGGTAGGCCACTCCGTTTCACCGTGACCAAGCGGGAGCCGTTGACCGTCCAATATATTAAAGGTGAACCGGAACAAAGGACATGGGGATCAAAGTTGTGCGAGAATTATATTCAAGCCATAGCTCGGGATGTTCTAGCAGATACCCTCGTCACCCTACATTCCATGGACCTCAAGGTAATCCTCCATGTACACGATTCCGTTGTCCTAGAGGTGCACAAGGATGAGGCCAAGGATGTTATCAAAGTTGTGACTGATGCAGTAACTAAACCGCCATCATGGCTTTCTAATCTTCCCCTTCAAATTGATATAAGGAGAGATGCAAATGGACTCTAAGAAAAAAGCACGGGACTACATTAACAACGCCTTTGACTATGTGATCAAAGAATTTATTGACGAGACTGACGAGGAGGCAGAGTACGAGTTAGAGTTATTAGTCGATAAAGTATTGAATAAGCGGGCCGGACTTGAGGAAGAGGAAGATGAAGAGGAAGATGAAACCTACATTGCATTCGAGCCTGACCCTGAGTTGGAGCGTAGGTTAAACGAGGAGGACGAGGAAGATGATTAGAGCCATCACCCCGTTTACCGGTTTCGAGACCGAGCCGGGGGATGGTTTACATAGGACAATATCAAGAGCGGTTTACCGCCTATGTTTACAGACCTCCGATGATCAGTATATAATAAATAAAATTAAACCCATGGCCATGGCTAATCAGAAGCGTCCGCTTCAGCCACGGGAGGTGGAGAACCTAGTCAAGATGCACCGGGAGAAGTTGGCAGACCCAACCCCGGAAGAGGACCGCCGGAAAAGACCGGCAAAGAACCGGGCCTTTACAGAAACAATCGCCCGGAAATCTAACCTCTCCGAGCTCAAGGAGCATACCGGTATGGTACCAATTGATACCAAAGAAGCATTGAAAAGATTATATGCTAAAAATGATTGGTTATATGTTGGTTCTACCATGTGGGATTGCGTAGCCATGACGGCCGGTGAGTGGGCCGAGCATGAATTATCAAAGTTCAGTATGATCATGCCCAATCCATTCACTCCTAACCCCCCTGCTCGCCGTGGAATGTATGTCCGGGAACGCTTGTTTGTTATCTATGAGTCAGATGAACCATGGATGACTCACGATATGCAAGCCGGAGTGATCATGCATCTTAGAAAACAGATGCCCTTGAGGATGGTAGTATCCTCCGGGAACTCCTCCCTCCATGCATGGTTTGACATTAGCTTTGCTCAACCCCGTCAGCGGGAGGAGTTCGAAGATAATTGTCATATGCTATCCGGTGATCCGGCTACCCTCCGGCCCAACCATTTGGTCCGGTTACCATGGGGAACAAACCCAAAGACTAACAACAGACAAGAAGTAATTTATTTCAGATGAACTTAAAAGATTGGCAAAATAAAATTAAGCAGTACCGGACCATGGCTCATGAAGACTCATGCTATGGTACCCGTAAGGTCCAACTGATTGGGCTCGCCGGGCCGAAGGGTGTAGGTAAAACTACCTTTGCCCATGAGGTTCTAGGTGGGAAGGTGTTCAGTTTGGCCACACCATTAAAGCGTTTACTATCCACGATAGTACCAAAGATATTTATCTATGAGGAGAAGGAGGCCCCGATCCCGGGGTGGCCGGAAGGGATTACCGGTAGGCATCTCCTCCAAAGGGTAGGGACCGAGTGCTTCCGGGAGATGTGGCAAGATATATGGGTGTTCCATTTGATGGAGCAGATTGAATCCACTACCGGGTTGTGTGTCGTAGATGATGTCCGGTTCCCGAACGAGGCTGAATATATTAGGAGTAGGGGCGGGGTGATATGGAGACTACACCGGGAAGGGGTTGAAGCTACCGGTGAACACTCCTCCGAGAAACCTTTACCTGACAATCTAGTTAACCGGGAGATTACTTTATAATGGACCCACTTGAACCATTCGTTAAACAACTACAAGAAGAGCCGTGGCTTGACATACCAAGAGACACGCCGGAAGCTCCGACTCCTACCGAAGATGTTCCCTTGCAATTTGAAAGTGAGACTTCAGATTTTCAAGGACTTCCGGAGCCGGAATCATTTCAAGAGTGGGGGGACCCATCAGTAACAATACGGCTACCTGATTATTGTATTGATGGGCTCCTCCCGGTTGGCGGGAAGATGATACTAGGAGGTGGATCAAAGTCATTCAAGACTTGGCAGTTAATTGATCTCGGGTTGAGCGTAGCTCACGGGGTGCCATGGATGGGCCTAACTACAGAGAGAAGTAAGGTACTATACTTAGACCTAGAATTTATACCCGCCTTCTTCAAGAAGCGTGTGCGGGGAGTGGCCGAAGCGAAAGGCCTCGGGCCTACTGATAACTTCCATGTGTGGCATCTCCGGGGGATAGAATATAATCCTTCCGTCCTCCTCCAAGTCATGCAGTCATGGGAAACATTTGAAGAGTACAAGTTAATCATCATCGATCCATTCTATAAGATGAATGCCGGCGGGGATGAGAATGCAAACGGGGAGGTGACCGATCTCCTCCTAAAGATTGAAAGATTTGCCAAGAGTTCGGCCGTAGTTTTTGCCCACCACTTTGCAAAGGGTGACATGGGTGGACGGGATCCGATTGACCGGTGTGCAGGGGCCGGGTCATTTGCCCGGGACCCGGATGCAATTCTATCGTGTACAAGACATGAAGTTAAACACGCCCTCACCATTGATGTCTCCGTCCGGAACGATAAACCTATCGATCCTTTTGTTGTGAGGTTTGACACTAGCCTCCTCCATATGGTGCATGAACCTGACCTAGACCCTGATAAGCTCCACAAGCCCGGCCAACCATTCAAAGATTTAGATGAAGCAAAGGCCGGGTCCGCAAAGACGATAGAAA